GTTGATCAGCAGCCTTCATAGAAAGGAATGGTTCTGTGTAAGTGTTCAAAGCAACAAGATGTTTGAACATCTCATGACTCATACCAAATAGCTCTTCGATGGCTTTTTGGGTTTCTCTGCTATCGCCTTGACTTTCATCTTGATCGTCAGATTCTTGTTCAGCACCGTTAATGCTAAACTTCAGTAGATTAGGTTTGCGACCACGTTCGATATGATATTCGATACCGTTCTTTTCAAACGTTACAGTGACCAACATATTTTTTCCGTTGATCTTGTTAACAAGATTATCTTTCTTGATGTTGGTTAACGCTTGACCGTAGATAGAATAGCTTAGTCCGTTGATGATTGTAGTTTTACCTGTGCCGTTACGAGCACCGCTATCATCCCCACCTAGGTCTAAGTTTTCACCTAATACTAAAGTTAACTGTCCTCGATCAAAGTCGATAGCTTGGGTTTGATTACCCACGCTCATAAAATTTCGTACAGTAAGATTTTTAATCTTAATCATAGTTCTTTATAAATCTCCAAAAGCAGGCCTTTGTTATAAGTTTCGCTATCAATGGCGTTGATTTGATTCATAACAATAGTGTCTACAGATTCAAAGTTAATGTCTATAGCCACCGAGTTTGATTCTACTTCTACTTTTTCTGGAATCAGCATTAACTCTCGCAGATTGTACTGCGGAATAAACTGTTCTTTAATAAAGTTAGCTTCTTCAAAGGTAATAGGTAGATCAATAGTAACCCTACAATGCATTTTTTCACGTAGCAACGTATCTGGCGAATCGATGATTTGACTTAGTTTGTAGGTTCTATAGATAGGTTGACCTGGCCAAGTATGATATTCGGGCTTGCCGCCCCATTCTAAAATCATCATACCTCGTTCATCATCACCGGCATCTGCATAGTTGTGCGGGAAAGCATTGCCGATGTAGACAATGTTTGCTGATTGCTGGCGTTTATGGAAGTGGCCTGTAAACACATAGTCTTGATTAACAAAGTGTGTGCGTTGCAACTGTCCATGATCTGGCATCTGTACCATAGCATTCATATAAAAGCTAGGTAGTTCTAGATGTCCAAAGATATATCGACTTTTAATATTGGGAATATTCTTCCATTCGTCTGCAACTAACCAAGGAAGAATAGTAACATCGCCCTGTGTAAGCGGATCTCTAATAGGCACTACGTTAGGAAACAGTCGCATGAACTCGATAGAGTTTATTTCACGCTTGTCTTTGTAGAACAGATCGTGATTACCTAGAATGAAATAGACTCGTTCAAAGCTCTGACTGAGTTTTTCTAGGTTACTCACAGTATAGTTCATAGTACTCACATCAGTGGTACTGCGATTATGATGCCAATCGCCTAGGAATATGGCTGTTTCGCATCCCTGTGCTTGAGCTGTGTCACAGAACCAAGTGACGAAATCTTCGCAGTCTTGATTATGTGTACGACTTCCGGATTTCAATCCAAAGTGTATGTCAGTGAAACAGGCTACTTTTTTAAATAGATTCATATTAAAATATTGTACATTCTTTAACTTGTAAGATCAATCCCAATCCCCGCCAGATTCAACCGGACCGCTAGCACCACCTCCGCCACCGGACCCTCCAGAGTTTTGTCTACTCCAGCTTGGATTCATTCCGTTCATTTCGAGAATGTCGTCTCGAATGTTTTGATTGCGCTTCTCAATGTTGATAATTCTAACGAATGAATTAGTGACAGCAGCAGTATAGTAAGCGAAAGGATTATCAGATTTGCTTTCATCGAATTGTAGTCCTATTTGAGTTAGTTGAAGAATGGCTTGCCCTTTCATTTCATCATTATAGGTATAACCTCGGACGTTGCCTCGAGTTGCATAGCGTTCACAGAGTTTCAAAAACATACGAGCTAGGTTGTTGGTCATCTGCCCGTGCTCTTTATTAAACTTGCCTGTTGTTAACGGACCCTTCCAATGACTTTTGCCTACACAGATAAGATTATCCTGGTCGTCATATTTCCAATGTTGGAAAGGAGGAAAGTTTACTTTTTCGTGACTGTCGGCGGTATTTTTTAATGTCTTCTTGCGCCCAGGAGCCAATGGTACATGTTCAAAAGTCATCACTCTAAAGACAAGATCTTCTTTTTTCATTTTTTTGTAATCGATCTCAAACTCTTTAGCAGGTATTTTTTTACCCCCGGATTGTGCAGCTTCGTGTGCTTCTTTAGACAATCTAGCAGCTCTGTTACGTTTAGCGTCTGCAATAGTTCTGATGTTTAATTTTTCAAGATTAGGAATGATCAAATCGTATTGATGATATTCCGGCTTGATAAACGTGCAATATGTGTTTTTGCTTAGATGTATTTCTTTTAATAAATCCTTATTAGTCAAATACTTTACTTTTGTTGGTTGTTGTGTCATTCTATAGAGGTCTCCTGATTAATATAATAATAGCACATTTTGTCAATAATAAATACTGAAAATGGAGAAATGAATGTCTTTATCAGTGAATCCTTTAGCCAAACTAGTCACTAGCGTTAGTAGTTCTATATCAACAGCATCTAGCCAAGCAGGCACAGCTTTTTCTAATGCTTCTAGCGAAATAGGAAAACTAAAACTAGACCAAACCGCTGCTAGATTATCAGGCGAAGTAGGATCGGCCCTTAGTGGTTTCAAAGCTTCGGGTTTAAGCAACATTCCTGGTGCAGGTAATCTTGGTGGCATTGCTGCTAATGCACAGTCATTGGTTTCTAAAGTAGGAACGGCGGCAGGATCGATTAGTAACATAACAGCAGACATAGCAGGCTCCATTAACAAAATAACAGGTGGAGGCCTAGCCAGCGGCCTTCTTGATGCAGCAACAAAAATAAGCAGTGTCGCTGGGCAAATCAATAATCTATTGAGTCTAAAACGTGCTGGAAATCTTCCATCTAACGGAGAATTATTTGCTAGCAGAGGAGCAGTGATTCAAATGACTCCTGTTCCCGGAAATGATTGGCGTGTGAGAATTAATTCTAACTGGGACCTTTTCAAAAGCCCCTTGTTCAACGACACAATCAAACCCACTCAAGGCGTTGTTTGGCCATACTTACCGAACATCACACTTTCTAGCAAAGCAAACTATTCTCAGATAGATCCTGTACACAGTGTTTATCCCTTTAATGCCTATAAGAACAGCCAAATTGACGATATAACTATCTCTGGTGATTTCAGTTGTGAAACAGAAACTGATGCCTACTACTGGATCGGAGTCACTACCTTCTTTAGAACAGTGACTAAAATGTTTTACGGTAGTAGCGAGTTTCAAGGCAATCCGCCACCGGTATGTCAGCTAACAGGTTACGGTAGCAGTATTTTTAATACAGTACCTGTGGTAGTAAAAAACTTTACAGTAGATTTCAAAGACGATGTAAACTATATTAAATGTTCTTTGGGACAAGTCAAATCCCCAACATGGGTACCTATCATGAGTAATATCTCTGTAACAGTGACACCAATGTACAATAGAAGTAGACTAAGACAGTTTAGTCTACAAGACTTTGCAGCAGGAAAAACAGTAGGATATCTATAATATATGACCAAATATAGACAAACGTCTCCTTATTACAATACTGTTCAAAATAATTTATATCTCGAGTTATTGAGAATAAGACCTGTGCCTGCCGAAGTAGATGATTTTTTATACACGATCGAAAATCAATACAAGTATAGACCAGATTTATTATCATATGATCTCTATGGAACACCTAAACTTTGGTGGGTATTCGTACAACGAAATATGAGTACTATCAAAGATCCCGTTTTTGATTTTGTTCCAGGAACACAAATATACATACCAAAAAAATCAAATCTAGAAAGATTGTTAGGAGTCTAATATGTCTTCAAACAGTCTTTTAAAAACGTTAGGTGTTGCAGCTCTTGCAGTTGGTGCTGTTAGCAATCTTTTTAAAAAACCAAACGGCGAAAGTCCTACGAGCGATCAGCCAGCAAACGTCGGTAAAGGTTCAGTGACGGTTGGAGGAACATCAGCTGACAAAGCTAAAGAAGATTTAAAACAAGCAGAAAAAGATGCCAACGCTAAAGCTAAAAGATCCAAACGCAGAGGCATCGAAAATCAACTAGAAACCTTTGCCAGCTATACCACTGTTTTTACTTTAGCCTGCCTTAAAAAAGAAGAACTCAACAATCCTTATCTATATCGAACAGCAGATTTTGCTTCGGGACAGGTAGTGTTATCTTCTGCAGGAAGATACGACAAACAGCGTGTCCCTACAGCCTACGGATCACCGGAATATTATATCGACAATCTTGTTATCAATACCGCTATTGCTCCCAATGAAGGCACAGGAGCATCGAATGCCATTACAATAAGTTTCGATGTAATAGAACCTTACTCTGGTGCTTTATTTTTGCAGACTCTACAAACAGCAGCACTTACTTCTGGTTATGCAAACTATCTTGACGGAACACCTTTTGTTTTAAAGATGGAGTTCTTGGGTTACACCGAAGACGGAAAAATATACAAAGGGGTTCAACCTAAATTTTTTGTTTTGACTCTTAGAAAATGTACATTCACTATTAATGAAGGCGGAAGCAAGTATGCAGTCGAAGCTGTGCCATATAACCATATGGGGTTCAGTAACCTTGTCAATACAACTTTCAATGATGTATCCATAGTAGGTAGTACAGTTAAAGAACTGTTATCTACAGGCGAGAGAAGTCTTCAAGCTACCCTAAGAGAAAGAGAAGAAAAATCAGTTAAAGATAAGTTAAAAACTTTTCCAAACATCTATGAAATACATTTTCCTCAATCTAGTTCAGATCCTATACCCGGTGTTGAACCTACTTCAACAGTAGACAGAGCAACAGTTAACGCATCAAACAGAGCAGTAAAAGTTGCTACTAAATCTAATGCTCAGAATGATGCTAACTTCCAAACTAATCCTATAGGTGCCGCAAGTCTTGGCTTCAAAGCAGATAGTGGAGGAATCTATGTTGCTCCTAGAGCCGATCAAGTCTACGACCAAGCCACAGGAAAAGTAGTTAGAGATAATGTTACTATAGATCCTAAAGCAAGAACGTTCCAATATGCTCAAGGTCAATCTCTGATAGCTATCATGTCTCAGGCCATTCTATCTTCGGAATATGCAACTAATGCGGTGGCAAAAGATCCTGATGAAAAAGGACAGATCAGTTGGTTTAGAATAGATGTTCAGATACAACTATTGGAATACGATGCTAAGATCGGAGAGTATCAAAAGCGATTTATCTATAGAATAATGCCCTACAAAGTACACAGTAGTTTGTTTTCTAATCCCAACGCCATACCTTACGGCTATGAAGCATTAGAAAAAGAATTAGTTAAACAGTACGACTATATCTATACAGGACAGAATAACGATCTTCTAAAGTTCGACATTGAACTTAACACAGCATTTTACACAGCCATTGCTCCGAGTCCTCCCCAAGATGCTGGTAGATCAGCTAATCAAGATTCTCAATCTTCCGGACAAGAAGAACGAAATCAAGCCAAGACAGAAGAAGGTAATGCAGGAATACAAGCACAGGCTAGCAAACTTGGCGGAACAAAAGTAAGACAGGATCCTAATGCAGTTAAACTACCGTTCGGCGGCAGCGGTCAGCTCAAGCCAGAAGAAATCGTAGCAAATAATTTCCACCTAGCATTTTTACAAAACGGCCAAGCAAACTTAGTCAATGTTAATATAGAAATACTAGGAGATCCCTATTGGTTAATCGACAACGGCACTGGAGGTTACATGCCTCCGCCCGGCCAAACGCCCATGATAACCGAAGACGGTGCGGCTAACTACGAAGCTGGGGACATATACATATACTTGAGATTTAGAACTCCTATCGAACCGAAAGAGTCTGCAGGAGATTATTTGTTTGTTAATGAAGAAGACAGTCCTTTCAGCGGGATCTATAAAGTTATAAAATGCGAAAATAGATTTAGCGGAGGAACATTTAGGCAAAATCTTAACTGTGTAAGAATGCCATTACAGGCCAGCGACTTTACTGAAAAGATTACTCCGACTAAGACTAATACTTCTCTATATAACCTTAAGGAACCAGAACCTCCTAAGTCTGAGGTTTACGATTATTAAAAATGGCTATTGATAAAAGAGCACCCGAAAAATTAACTAAGACAGGTATAGGTACCGGTCCGTATCTTGGTAAGGTTATAAGTCACCTTGATCCAAGTTTTATGAGCGGTCTTGAAGTAACCTTGTTAAGAGATCAAGCCAACGAACAAGGTGAAGACAATCAAACCTACTTTGTAAGGTACCTCACTCCTTTCTACGGTAGCACAGCCTATGAGTTTATGGGCACAAACAAAGACAATGACCAATCATTTAACGATACTCAAAAGTCTTATGGAATGTGGTTCGTACCGCCGGATATCGGTGTAACTGTTATGGTTGTATTTGTCGATGGGAATCCTTCAGAAGGATACTTCATCGGTTGCGTTCCAAGCAGATTTGCAAATAATATGATCCCGGCTATCGGAGGAACAGATAAGATTGATATTTCTCCTGCTGATAAAAAGAAATACGCAACATCACAGCCTTTGCCTGTTGCAGAAGTTAATAGGAAAGCCAATGACTTGTCTAACAGCACAGCTATAGACAAACTTAAAAGACCAGTACATCCTATAGCAGATAGATTTTTAGAACAAGGATTATTAGAAGATGATGTTCGCGGAGTCACAACATCTACAGTTCGAAGAGATGTGCCAAATATGGTCTTTGGTATTCTGTCTCCAGGACCTCTAGACAAACGAGCAGGCGCCAAAAAATCATTTATAGGTCGCTCACAGAGTAAAACAGCAAGCCCTGTGCCAGTCAGTAGATTAGGCGGTACACAGCTAGTCATGGATGACGGTGACGATAGATATCAAAGAAAAACTCCAGCCGGAAAAGGTCCAGTAGACTATGCGGACATCCTCAACGGAGGAAAGGGCGATGCTAATATTCCCTACAACGAACATTTTAGAATAAGAACAAGAACAGGTCATCAGATACTGCTACACAACAGTGAGGATCTAATCTATATAGGAAATGCCAAAGGCACAGCCTGGATCGAGTTAACCAGCAACGGAAAGATAGATATCTATGCCGAAGACAGTATTTCTATTCATACAGAAAACGATTTTAATTTTAGAGCTGATAGGGACATCAACTTAGAAGCTGGTCGTAATGTTAATATCAAAGCCACAGCTGATTACAGCAAAGATGCAGACAAAGACGACAAAGGTTTTGACAGCGGAAGAATACACATTGAAAGCAAACATGATTTCAAGTTGCTAATAGGTGATAACGGATATATTACTACAACACAAAACTTTAATGTGGACACAACATTGGCCAACTATTTTACAGCAGGCGGTAATACAAATATACTAAGCGGTGGAAATCACACTGAAACAGCCGCACAAATACACATGAACGGCCCAGCCGCGACCCCCGCAACTCCTGCCCTAGTTTTAACAACCAAAGATAATATTGTAACTGATAGTTCGCTGAGTTGGCCAGAGAAAAAATATATTTCAGACAAGCCATTAAAGAGTATAATGGCTAGAGTTCCTATGCACGAGCCCTGGGCACTACACGAAAATCAAGCACCTCAGTTCTTTACTCCTGAACTAACAGATAGGGAATCCTAATATGGCCACAAAGTTATACAATCAAAAAACCGTAGCTAAAGATTTTGCATCATCTGGACAGCAAGGTTCCACTATCTTTACCTACAAGGGATTTAATAGCAAAGATCCAAAAAACGGATTTAAAGCCTTTGATGCCGATCTTGTAAAGCAAGATCTTATAAATCACTTCTATATTAGAAAAGGGCAGAAACTAGAAAATCCAGATTTCGGAACAGTCATTTGGGATCTACTTTTTGAACCGTTTACTGAAGAAGTAAAACAAATGATATCAGACGATGTTGAAGCAGTGATTAACTATGATCCTAGAATTTCAGTAAACTCGGTTCTAGTAGACAGCACAGATCAGGGAGTTAGGATCGAAGCTGAAATAATTTATCTGCCCTTTAATATCAGCGAAAACATGACTTTTGATTTTGATAAGAAAAATCTTACAGTTATCTGAGCAGTTAATTATTTAAAATAAATATCTAGTAGGACTAGAACATGACGACATCATCGAGACAAAACAACCTTATACTTAACGAAGATTGGACAAGGATTTATCAGACATTTAAAAATGCTGATTTCAAATCCTACGACTTTGAAAATATTCGTAGAGTAATCATCGAATATATCAGGGAAAACTACCCTGAAGATTTTAACGACTACATCGAATCTTCGGAATATATGGCATTAATCGACGCCATAGCTTTCATGGGACAAAGTCTCAGTTTCCGTATTGACCTAGCATCTAGAGAAAACTTTATCGAACTAGCAGAGCGTAAGGAAAGTGTCCTTAGACTAGCTAGAATGTTAAGCTATAATGCCAAGCGAAACAATCCAGCATCGGGTCTAATGAAGTTTGATACTATATCGACCACAGAAAATCTCTTAGACAGCAATGGAAGAAATCTCTCCCAGCAAACTATTGTTTGGAATGATGCAACTAATCCTAACTGGAGCGAACAGTTTTTAACTATATTAAACTCTGCAATGGCAGATAACACAGAGTTTGGAAGAAGCCAAGGCTCAGCAGTTATACAAGGTATTAACTCAGATCAATATAGATTTAGAGCTACAAATACAGACGTGCCTATCTACAGCTTTTCTAAGACTGTGGCAGGAAGAAGAATGTTGTTTGAAATAGTCAGCACTTCATTTAAGGATTCTGAAACAGTCTACGAAGAAGCACCATTTCCATCTAATCAACTAGGTTTTGTCTATCGTAATGACAGTAAAGGACCAGCCAGTGCTAACACCGGATTCTTTTTGCTGTTCAAACAAGGAAGTTTAGAAGTTGCCGATTTTGAAGTAGCTATTCCTAAGAGCAACGAAATAGTAAGCATTGATGCCGAGGGTATAAACAACAGCGATGTGTGGTTATATTCTCTAGATGCCAATGCTGTACAGACTTCCGAGTGGACTAAGGTTTCATCGGTAACTGGAAACAACATTGCCTATAATAGTATTGTCAACGGAAATAGAAATATCTATTCTGTAGTAACCAAAGAAAATGACAAGATAGATTTATTATTTGCTGATGGAGTCTACGGCAACCTTCCACAAGGTAACTTTAGAGTATATTATAGAGTCAGCAATGGTTTAAGTTATTCTATCGCTCCGGCTGAAATGAGAGGAATCACCATCGAAGTTCCTTATGTCAATAAAACTGGATCAGCACATACCTTAACTATTACCATGAGCTTAAAATCCAGTGTTAACAATGCTGCGGCAACTGAAGACATTGATACGATTAGAACTAATGCTCCTGCGAATTATTATACTCAAAATAGAATGATCACCGGAGAAGACTACAATCTTGCTCCATTGACCAGTTCTCAAGATATTCTTAAAGTTAAAGCCATCAATAGAGTCAGCAGTGGAATATCTCGAAACTTTGACATCATTGATGCTACCGGAAAATACTCAAGTGTAGATATTTTTGCCGATGATGGAATGATTTACAAGAACGAAGTAGAAACGAATCTAGCTTTTAAATTCACATCTAAGATTGATATTTTAAACTTTGTTAGAAGAGTCATAGAACCGTTGTTTGATAAATCTGACATCTACAATTTTTATCTTACAAAATATACAAAAATAAACTTCATTGACGACACTTCAAGATGGGTACAGGTAACGGATTCTTTAAATCTGTCTACTGGTTATTTTATCAACAACGTTGACAATAGCTTTTTAAAAACAGGTGCATACACTAATAATACATTAAAGTATTTGTCCTCTGAAGCTCTTATAAAGTTTGTTTCGCCTACAGGTAAGTCATTTAAAAATGGAGCACTGGTTGATACTAACATAAATGATCCTCAACAGAAATCTTATCTGTGGACTAAGGTAGTAAGAGTTGTTGGTGACGGCACTAACGCAGGTCGCGGCGCATTGGCATCTGGTCTAGGGCCGGTGCAATTTTCAGATACCGTACCTCAAGGTGCTATAGCGTCTAGAATAGTACCTAAGTTCGTTTCTAATCTACCAGAAAGTATTGAAACTGAAATCGTTAATCTAGCATTTCAAAATGTCAACTTCGGCCTAAGATACGATGTTAATGACCTAAGTTGGAAAGTCATTACCAGTTCTAACCTTAATCTTATAGACGACTTTACATTAGGTAGTACAGGTGATTTAACAAACAATAATATTGATGCTTCGTGGATAATATCTTTTGTTAAACAACCAGACAGATATGTTGTTCGTGTAAGATCAATGGAATATGTGTTTGGCAGCATTAGAAAAAATAAATTTTATTTTGATGTTAATCAAAAGATCTATGATTCTAGAACAGGAAGAACAGTAAAGGATCAAGTAAAAGTATTAGGAATCAATACAGATTTTAATAGAATAAATCCTTTAAAACAAACATTTATATTTGAAGTAAGTGATTCGATAAAATATGAAGATGGCTATCAATCAACTAACGAAATTAAAATATCTTTTAGCGACACCGATGATGACGGTGTAATCGATGATCCGGACCAGTTTGTAAGAATAGTCGGTGAAGACAACGAAGACCCGTCTCAAAGATATATTTTCTTCAAATCTATAATAGACGAATACGGTATTAGAACTTATCAATACATAGACAATTCTAACGATACTATCTTGGTAAGAGAAAAAGAAACTTTAGAAACTATCGCAAACTATAATGACGGTCAGTTGATTTATTTTTATAATGTTGATGAACAAGTGGTTAAAAGAGTAGATAAATCTACCAATACATTTATCATTGACAATACATATCGTGCAAACATTGGTAGAGCAGATCTTTCTTTTCAATATACACACAATGCTAATGTTGACAGAAGAATAGATCCTAGCGTTAGCAATATTATCGACGTTTATCTATTGACCAAATCCTACGACACTGCATTTAGAAACTGGCTGAAAGATGCAACGTTGAATAAACCAACGCCGCCTACAACAGATAATCTACGTATTTCTTTTGGATCTAATCTAGATTCTATAAAAAGCATCAGTGATGAAATAGTGTATCATCCAACAGAGTACAAGGTTTTATTTGGCCAATATGCAGATTCTAAGTTCCAAGCGACCTTTAAAGTTGTTAAGAACACTAACCGAACAATAAATGACAACGATTTGAAAGTTAGAATTATCAATTCTATTGATAAGTTTTTTGAATCAACCAACTGGGACTTTGGAGATAGATTCTATCTATCAGAGTTGACAACCTATATTATAACACAAACATCACCAGACATTTCAAATATCGTGATAGTTCCAAATCAACCTAATCAAGTCTTTGGAAGTTTATTTGAAGTGCAAAGTTCTCAAGATGAAATCTTAATCAGCGGAGCCACAGTTGATGATATAGAAATAGTATCTTCTATATCAGCAGCCGAACTAAACGCAGACCCTACTACTATTGTAACAACTACAGGATAACAGATGGAAGACAAAGTATATCCAAGAAGCGGAATACCTATTAGAAGAACCGTAGATTTCTTACCTACAATTTTTCAAACAGATGCCAACGATAAGTTTTTATCCGGTAGTATTGATGCGTTTATACAACCTGGCACTTTAGAAAAAACAGTTGGTTATGTAGGAAAGAGATATGGAAAAACATTCAAAGGATCTGATGTTTATCTAGACACTGATGCTACCTTAAGAAGTAGATATCAGTTAGAACCCGGAGTAGTTTTTAAGAAAAACGAACAGGTAGAAAATTTTTATGATTATTTAGATTTTAAAAATATTGTTAGATTTTTTGGAAATGACGAAGAAAGAGACGACTTAGTTACCGAACAAGAACATTATAGCTGGAACCCACCTATTGACTGGGATAAGTTTATTAACTATAGAGAATATTATTGGGTTCCTGCCGGACCGACGGCTGTTAGAGTTTTAGGTCAAGCACAAAATGTTATCAGCACATACAGAGTTAAACTTGGCGAAACTGAGACCTATGTATTTTATCCAGATGGTATAACAAACAATCCCACGTTAACATTATATAGGGGACAGACCTATAAGTTTATAGTCAATGTACCGAATAACGGATTGACTATCCGCATTAACTATGATACAGGATCTTTGATATATGATCCGGACAGAGCCTACAAGACAGGCACCTATGTCATCTTCGACGGATCGCTATGGAGAGCTGTTAGAGATATCGGAGCAGGAGATGGTAGTACTATCGATAAAGATTCTCAAGACTGGGAATACATTGAAACATCTACAGTCGACAGCGTTATTGATTATAACAAGGGAATAACCAATAATGGCATAGTGAACGGAACAATCACATTTGAAGTTCCCTTAGATGCTCCTGATATTTTATACTATCAAAGTCCTACCGACCCAGATAGGTTTGGTAGAATCATTGTCGCAGATATCGAATCAAACAGCAAGATCGACATTGACGCAGAGATACTAGGAAAGTCCACATATACTAGTAGCAACAATATAGCTTTCACTAATGGACTAGTAGTAAACTTTGGAGGTCAAGTATCTCCTGAGAAGTATGCTAAAAGTAACTGGTTAGTCGAGGGAGTAGGATCGGGAATATCATTGACTCTGATAGACGATTTAGTCATTCCGCCTTTTAATCAAAACACTCCAGAAATATTCTTTGATAATGACGGTTTCGACGCCGTCCCATTTGATGATGCTACACTGTATCCTGCATCTAAAGATTATATCACGATCGCAAAAAGCAGTCAAGATAGAAACCCATGGAGTCGATATAATCGTTGGTTCCATAGAGACGTTTTACAATATTCTAGTAAACTATCCGGATCGGACTTTGACTTTGATGAAGCCGCTAGAGCCAAACGACCTATCATAGAGTTCAAGTCAAATCTTCAGCTATTCAATCACGGGTCTGTCGCTAAAGAAAACATAGATTTTGTTGATGATTTCACAGACGATGTCTTTTCTAAAATTGAAGGTAGCCAAGGTTATAGTATCGACGGTATTCAGTTATTCGAAGGATCGAGAATACTTGTTATAGCTGACAAAGATACTTTAGCCAATAATAGAATATACCAAGTAACTTTCATTATGCAAAATGGAAGAAAACAAATCGCATTAAGAGAAACTACTGATAGCATTTCTAATAAAGGCGAAGTTGTTTTAATAAAGCGAGGAAATCAAAATCAAGGAAAGATGTTCTGGTATGACGGAGAACAATGGAAAGAATCTCAGGTAAAAACCAAGGTAAATCAAGAACCATTGTTTGATGTTTTTGACAACGACCTAGACAGTCTTTCTGACAAATTAAAATATCCGGTAACTAGCTTCGCTGGAACAGAAATATTCAGTTATAAACGCGGTACGGGATTAGTTGTTGATAAAGAACTGGGATTTCCTATAAGTTATCTTAATATTGATAACGTAGGGGATATTCAGTTCGAGTTTGATTGGGATATTCAAAAGTTCAACTATGAGAAAAATAAATCAGTTGCAACAGAAAAAGTCTCTTCTGGTTTTTATTATTTCCATGTATCGGACGAATATGACAATGCTTGGGTAAAAACTGAAAAGAAATATCTACAGCCTATATTAGATTACGCAGTTCTAGATCGATCGACTTCTGAAGTTACTTTAAACTCAGTGAACTGGTCTGATTTTGAAGCTGTTTCCGGAGAAATTTATTTCTATCTTAACGGAATAAGAATAACTGATTCCTATGTGAGATCTAAAAATAGATTTATCTTTAATAAATCGTTCGTCAAGGGCGATGCTATTTCAGTTAAAATATTTGCCGATGTTCCGCCGGATCAGGGATACTACGAGTTTCCAGTAGGGTTAGAAAAAAATCCCTTAAACGAAGAAATAGGATTTTTTACCTTTGGTCAAGCTAGTGATCACATACAGTCCGGGATAGATTTTTATGATAGTTTTTCTGGAAAGTTTCCAGGAGTTGGAAATCTTAGAGATCTAGACGGCTATCAGAAATTTTCTAAAAGATTTTTAAAACATGCCAATCTTGCTCCGGTAACATTGTCTCTGTTAGCAGACAGACAAATGAATGTCATCAAAGCGATCAAGTACGCTAAAAAATCTTATTCTGATTTTAAAAATACATTCTTAAAACTTGCCGAAGAGCTTTATTACGATCAAACTACTGTAGACTTTGTAGATCAGATTCTTAAAGAAATAACCAAGGTTAAAAAACAGTCAGATTCTTTCGCTGGATCAGACATGATTGGTAATGGCGCATATTCTAAAATTGAATATGAAGTCGAAGATATTGGAATAAATGTATTCGCATTGAGCCAACCGTTTTCTTTGCAAACACAAAGTAATCGTGCTGTGTATGTTTACATTGACGGTGAACAACTACTCTATGGATACGACTATCAGTTCAACGAAACACTTGGATTTATTACAATCGATAAACCGTTATCTCTAGGTAATAATATTGAAATCAGAGAATATGTGACCACTGAGTTTAATCATATTCCTCCAACCCCTACTAAAATGGGATTGTATAAAAAATACAAGCCTAGAAAATATCTAGACGATACGTACCTCACGCCAAAGGAAATGATCGAAGGCCACGATGGTAGCAAAATCACAGCATTTGGTGACTATAGAGATGATTTATTATTGGAACTTGAAAAAAGAATTTACAATAATATAAAACTCCAGTATGATGAAAACCTCTATGACAATGATAGAATTTTAGGAGGATACTACAAAAATTCTATTTGGAATAAGGAGTCTATTGATCCTATCATTAACAGAGAATTCCTAGCATGGATATCTGATACCAACCTAGATTACGTTACTAACACATATTTCGATAGCCAAGAAAGTTTTACCTACACCTACACAAATATGACCGATCCGACGCAGACACAAAATCTGCCAGGATGGTGGAGAGGTGTTTACAAGTGGTTCTACGATACAGATAGACCACACACCTGTCCTTGGGAAATGTTAGGATTCAGCGAACAGCCAGATTGGTGGGAAAGCGAGTACGGACCAGCCCCTTACACAAGAGGTAACTTATTGTTATGGGAAGATCTCGAAGCAGGTATCATTAAAAGAGGTCCGAGAGCAGGAATCAAATCTAGATATGCTCGACCCGGATTAATAAATCATATTCCAGTTGACGGAGACGGAAATCTTTTAAGTCCGCTAGATTCAAATCTAGCTAGAGATTTTGTATTAGTTAACAATCAAGGAAGTTTTAGATTAGGCGACATATCTCCAATTGAAAATGCATGGCATATCGGCAGCGAATATCCTTATGCTGTGATTATAGCTCTAGCATTATTAAATCCTTTTGAGTTTATCAGTTATGCATTGTCTAAAGGAATCGTTGCAGAAAATAGACTAGGACAAAAAGTTTTTGGTGATAATAATTTATTCATCACAGTAAAAGATATCTATTCTCAAAGTTCTTTAAATGTCAGCTATCTTGTCAAACAATATCTAAAAAATCAAAATCTATCTACTGATATTTTTACAGAAAAACTATCCGGAATAGATGTAGCGTTGACTCACAGGTTGTCTGGTTTTGTTGATCAGGAACAACAAAAGTTTTTATTAGACAGTAAGAGTCCTAAATCATCAACTTCTAGTATTTTTATTCCTCAAGAAAATCAACAGATTATTTTTAATAAAAGCGTTCCTATTGACACAATAACCTATGCTGCGGTTATTATTGAAAAACGAAATAACGGATATCGTATTTCTGGATACGATTTATTTGATCCGAACTTTAGATACTATGATCCAGTAAAATCTGTTGCAGATCCGTTAATGACAGTGGGCGGCGTAAGCGAAGGATTCTTAGAATGGACTCCTGAAAAGTTTTACGGCAATGGAGTCATTGTAAGATATAGAGGCGAGTATTACAGAAGCTTAAGAAGCCATCAGGCCGATACAAACTTTGATAATCAGCAATGGCAAAAGGTTCCTAGGCTCCCTGTAAAAGGAGCAGTTCAGGCTTACAAGAGAAGATCCTTTACCGATACACTACTCACTATGACCTATGGTACTGTGTTAACTTCAATACAGGAAGTAGTAGACTTTTTATTAGGCTATGAAAAATATCTAATATCAAAAGGATTTATCTTTGATGGCTATGACACAGAACTAAAATCCGCTAAAGACTGGACAACTTCTTGCAAAGAATTTATGTACTGGACTCAGCATAACTGGGCCGAAAGCAGTTTACTAACACTTAGCCCTTCTGCAGACAAAGTTCAGTTTAGTTTTCAAATAGGAGTTTTTGATAATCTCTTAGATAGCTTCTATGACTATCAAATCTACAGAAGCGACGGAACTCCTCTCGCTCCTGAGTTTATCAATGTTAAACGAGAGTTTCAGAAAATAATCATTGAATCTACCAACACCGACGATGGTATCTATTTTATTAAAATGTATCAGGTGTTAAAAGAACACGTTGCGATCTTTGACGACAGAACAGTTTTCAATGATGTGATCTATGATCAAACTTCGGGTTATCGACAAGAAAGAATTAAAGTAAGAGGGTTTAGAACTGTAGACTGGGACGGTGATTATACTAGCCCTGGATTTATATACGATGCAGTTAATATTAGAGATTGGCAACCATTTGTTGATTACAGATTAGGAGACATTGTTTCTTATAAGGGAATATCTTACACATCTCAGAAAAATCACACCAGCGGAGAAGATTTTGACAATGCTCAATGGTCGTTGTTAGATCTTGTTCCTAGCAAGGGTCTTATTCCTAACTTCGATTATAGAGTAAATCAGTTCGATGATTTTTATAGCCTAGACAGTGACGGATTACAATCCAGTCAAAAAATGCTAGGAAGACATGCTATAGGTTATCAGACTAGAGACTATCTACAAAATTTATCTGAAGACGAAGTAACACAGTTTAATCTTTATCAAGGATTTATTCGAGATAAAGGAACAATAAATGCTGCAAGAAAGATCTTTGACAAACTGTCAAAGACCGATACAGATAGTATTATATTGAACGAAGAATGGGCTATTAGAGTAGGTGATCTAGGTGGTAAAAATCAATATAGAGAAATAGAGTTCCAGCTAGCCAAGACTGACTTTGCCATAGATCCTCAGCCGATACTATTTGTAAATTCTGTACCTTCGAGCGTTTCAGATCAATATATTAGAGTCACTGGATCTAAATTTACTATTGCCGATTCTCCGTTCACACCTGCTATTATTTCCAAAGACTATCAAACAATACAAACAGCAGGTTATGTAAAATTAGACCAAGTTGATTTTATCATATCAAGCATAGAAGAAATGTCAACGATCGATGTTCGATCAGTGAGAGAACAGGATCACGTATACGTTACATTCTATAAAAATTCTTGGGGAGTGTTTAGGATTTCGACTGTTCCTCTTTTAAGTATAGTTGCGGCAGAAAAAACTGGAAACATTGTAACACTGACATTTAATAGAAGACATGCACTGGACATTGATCAATACATAGGTATAAAAAATGTTCCTAACTTAGAAGGATTCTTTAAAGTTGTATCTAAAGATATAACCAAAGTTGATATCGAAGTCCCTGAGGGTTCTCAAGCTCCGGAAGTAGATTCTAGTACTGCTGTTAGAATCTTCGAAGTTAAAAACGCAAGATACAATGTAGTTGAAGATGTTAACGAAGAAGACTTTGCTCTATTAGCGAATAAATCGATATTGTGGATTGACAAAGATCAAAATAACAGATGGTCAGTCATAGAGAAAAATAAAGTTTATTCTGGTAAACAGATTGTAGATTACGGAACAACAGCACCAGAACGAACAGGATCTTCGGTAGTCTACGCTGAGTTGTTATTGCAAACTATCACAAGTATCCCAGTTCAATCATTGATAATGACTTACATTGAAGGAACTGCCGGACTTCATATTAAAGAGATCATTGTTCCTGAGGCAACCTATGCTAACAGATTAGACAGAAGTTTTGGTCAATCATTAGCGATAAGTCCTGACAATAAATGGTTAGCTGTGGGAGCTCCGTTGGCATCTGGTATCATAAGCGACTTTGTAGGAGAGTTTTCAACCACAGTGACTTACGAACCTGGAGATGTTGTTTTAGAAGCAGGTGTGTTGTGGAGAGCAAATAAAATAGTTGTCGGCGACGGCAGCACAATAAACATCCAATCCGATGATTGGAATCCGATAACATTATTAGAACCTAACTCAGAAGGCAACAGCCAAGGACATCGTAACCAAGGTATCTTGTTCTTGTATCTATGGACAGGTCAGCAGTGGAGTCTAAGAAAAACAATATTATCTCCAAGACCTGCTATTAACGAAAGATTTGCCAGCAACGTTTCTATTAGCAAAGACGGAAGTGATTATTGGATGAGTGTATCTGCTCCTGGATCCTTAGATGAAAGAGGCAGAGTATATCTATTCAGATATACAAATAACGAATGGCAAATGCATTTTGATTATAACTATGCCGGAGTGTATGATCCGTCTGGCCTTACAGCCTACTACGAAGGATCCATTGTTTGGTATGATGGAAGTCTGTGGAGATGTATAGCTGATAGTACTACCGGTGACGGTAGTTCTATCACGGTCGATTCTGTGGACTGGATAAAGATTGATCCTATATCTACTCATGTTTCTTTGCCGACTAATGCAGCTCTTACTGACGACGGGTCAACATTAACTAGCGGAATATTAACTCCGGAAGATATTGCCGAACTAACTAAAGACGGTGATCAGTTTGGAACTTCTATGGCAATGAACAAAGACGGTTCGATATTAGCCATAGGTACTCCTAACAGTGACGGTCAATATTTTCCGAAATATAGAGGACTATGGAGACCAGACTACGAATACCTCGAAGGCGATGTTGTCAAATATCAAGGATTTTATCATAGGTTAGAAAATCTTGGATCTGGTGCAGTACCCGAAGATTCAAACATAAGAAGTTACAATCAAAGGCCTAATCAAGGACATCCTTGGATAAATGTCGGTGATAGCACAACATATCCTTCAGGTAAGGTTTATATCTATCAAAGATCGACAAATAACAGATATGTTTTAAGACAAACTATATCGACTGATTCTTTAGTTGATATTAACGATACAGGGGAAACTGGCGATGCAATCGTTCAACTTGGCGACGCTCTAGGATATTCGTTAGACATCGACGCCTCTGGTCTGAATATTGTTATTGGCAGTCCTTATGCAGACACCGATTTGCAAAATCAAGGTGTCGTGTATGTTCTCAGCTCTGCCTCGCTGACAACTCCTCAGTGGAGACTCAAACAGCGTGTTCAGGTTTTTGAAGAATACAACAATATATTATTTGGCTCAAGCATCAGCATTTCTTCTGCTGCTGATAAACTTGTAGTTGGTGCAAAAAATGCAGGCTTCAGAGATTATTATTACTTCGATGACAATACCACCTTCGATGAAGGAAGAACAGTATTTTCTGAGTTTGTAGGATTTACTGGACAAGTTTATGTGTTTGAAAGAGTAAATGGAAGATACTTACTAGCTGAAAAATTAGAAGCCACTCTTGCTCCAGACGAATCCTTTGGTTATGCAGTAGACACAACTAGTTCAGTGACAGTTGTCGGGTCGCCGGAATATAAAGTCAATGGCGCACCTGCCGGAACTGTTAGAACATTTAGAAAAAATTCTTCTATAGAACCGATAACTGTTTTAGCAAAACAAGAACCTCTAACAGACATTTCTCTAGTTAGAAACATCAGATTGATCGATGACGACAGAGATACTAAGATTGAAGATGTATCAGTTATTGATTCTGCAAAGTTGAAAATACTAGGAATAGCTGACCAAGAAATAAAATACAAAGTTCCATATGATCCAGCGACTTACACTATTGGATCTGATCAAGTTATTGTAGATCAAGATACAGCCTGGTTCTCTAAAAATGTAGGAATGTTATGGTGGAATATATCTACTGCCAAATGGATTTACTATGAGCAAGGGGATCTTTCTTACAGAATAGGTAACTGGAATAAACTTGCAAACGGTGCATCTGTTGATGTATACGAATGGATTGAAACTAGATTACTACCTAGCGAATGGAGTGCATTAGCCGATACAGTAGACGGATTGTCAAATGGAATCAGCGGCCAGCCGTTATATCCCAATGATGATGTGTATTCAGTAAAAGTTCTTACAAATGCAACAACCGGCGAAGCGTCGGATACACTATATTACTATTGGGTTAAGAGCAGCACCATAGTACCTACAGATAATGTATCTAGAAAAATATCAGCTGCTGATGTTGCTAATATAATAGAAAATCCGGCATCGTCGGGGTTGCCTATGGTAGCATTTGTTGACTCTGATAAGATCTTAGCTTATAACATTGTTGGTAAACTTAGTTCTACTAATAATCTGTTAAACATTGAGTTCGCAAACAATGAGCAGTTGAATCTTGTACACAAAGAATATCAGTTGGTTTCAGAAGGTGTAGCAGACAGCTTACCTTCAGAGTCAGTGGAAAATAAATGGATTGACAGTTTAGTTGGTTTTGACAACACAGGAAATGCTGTTCCTGATCCTAATATTCCTGAAAAGAGACGATATGGAATCTTGTATAGACCTCGTCAGGGAATGTTTGTTGATAGATTTGAAGCATTAAAAATAGCGATACAAAGAATCAATCAAATCTTATATTCAAGACCTTTTGCAGATATCATCAACTATGAAAATCTATCTTTGGTTGATCCAGAGCCAAGTTTAGAGTTAAACGAATACGATATCTCAGTTGAAACATTCAATGAAATTCAACAGCTAGGAGATGTTCTCAGCGATTTCTTCCCAAATAGAGTAAGGCAAGCAATATTAAAAGTCAATGTTATCGATGGAGAAATCGATACGATAGATATTGTCGATTCGGGCTTTGGTTATAAAGTTACTCCGTATATCGAAATACAAGGTAACGGTAAAGGAGCTACTGCTGCTATTTCTTTAGACACACAAGGAAGAGTAAAGTCGGCTACAGTTATTACTCGAGGCAAAAAATATGATTCCGCCATTGCCAATGTAAGGCAATATAGTGTTCTTGTAAAATCTGATGAAACTCTAAATGGATTCTGGAGTGTGTATTCTTGGGATCAACAACGTAGACAGTTTTATAGAACAAAAACACAGGGATTCGATACTCGTAAGTATTGGAAGTTTATTGATTGGTGGAAAGAGGGCTACGGAACTCAATCGAGAATCGTAGCTGAAATAACTAGTCTTTATCAAGAAACTTTAGTAAATCTTGATATCGGCGACCTATTAAGAATCAAGGAATATGGCGCAGGTGGCTGGGCTGTATTGGAACGATTTGATGGTGGTGAAATAGACGGAAAATATTCTCTAGTAGGAAGAGAAAATGGAACCATCGAAATATTAGATACGTTGTATAATGTTTCGACCTCAGCTCTGGGATTCGATCAAGTAGGAACTTATGATGCTAATCTCTATGATTCTAATCCTACTACAGAATTGAGAAACATTTTTAAAGCTGTTAAAGAAAATATTTTTATCGACGATATTAGAGTAGAATGGAACAACTTATTCTTTTCATCGATTAGGTATGTTTTACATGAACAACAAAATAGAGTCGACTGGGTATTTAAGACCAGCTTTGTTAATGCTATACACAATATAGGTTCTCTTGAACAAAAAATAAACTATAAAAATGATAGTCTTGAGTCTTACGAAAAATATCTAGAAGAAATAAAACCTTATAGAACAACAGTAAGAGAATATACCAGCAGGTATGACACTATCGAGAATACTAATTCAGATGTAACAGACTTTGATTTGCCACCAGCGTTTTCTGCAAGAGATGGAAAAATATTGCCTGTCAATGAAAGTTTCAATAGATTAAATGATTATCCTTGGAAGTATTGGACAGATAATGTTGGATTCAGTATTGCATCTATTGTTATATCTAATCAGGGATCGGGATACACATTTCCTCCCAAGGTATTAATTGAAGGTAACGGTTCAGGTGCTGTTGCCAAAGCCTATATATCTAATGGTAAAGTATCTGGAATTGAGATGCTTGATATAGGATCGGGATATACTAAAACTCCTACAGTTACACTAGTTGGAGGAAATGGTTCGGGAGCTTCTAGGAAGATTGCCAAGGCTGTAGCTATATTAGATTACTCTAAAGCTAGAACCTTTGATCTACAAGTTAAGTTTGATAGAATCTCTAAAAACGGAATATTCACACAGTTTATTCAGAATGAAACATTCACAGCCACTGGACGAGTTTCGGCATTCGATCTAAAATATCCTCCAACTAGAGATAAAAGTAAGATATCAATATTTAAGAATGGTCAAATTATTTTACAAAATGAATATTCGATAAGTCTATTTTATCAAAAGGTGGGTAACGCTACTTTGTTAAAAGGTAGATTAATATTTGTTATTACTCCTGCACAGGGGGATTTGATAGAAATCTCTTATGAAAAGAATGATTTGTTATTTGATGCAGTAAATCGAATCGACAAATATTATGATCCTAAACCAGGAATGTTGGGCAAAGATGTTTCACAACTAATGACCGGCATAGATTTTGGCGGTGTTGAAATACAAGGCACAACATTTGACATCACAGGCGGCTGGGATGCCCTTCCTTGGTTTACAGATAGTTGGGACAGTATAGAATCAAATTCAGATTATTATATTGTTGTTGATTCTGAAGTTTATTCTCAATCAGAAGAATGGAAATCTGGATCTGTTGTAAGTTATAATGGAAAAACATATAAAGCTCTTGTAACTAATATCAATGAGCCCCCTGATGAGTTTCCGTCTACATGGCAACTGTTGACTTTTACTTTACCTTATACTCCCATTGAAGATCAGATGATTTCTGTTTATATTAAAGGAGCAAGATGGCAAGGTCGTACAGTAAGGATCGATGATCCTATGTATGTTAATAACTGGGATTCGTCGAGTGCTATAAATCCTGATGCACAAATGCCTTCTATAGTCGGTGACGGTAGCACAGCAACATTTAATATTCAACAATACGTTGATTTAAACAACGGAGATATTGTTATATTCAGACCTTTCGAAAGCGATGGATCTGTATCTATCAGCGATCCTAACCTTTTAGACACTAATCTCAGTGGAGGAACTTTGTCGGCAGTAGCTGGATCTTATGTGACTGCTACAGGACTAACTGCTGATGAAATCACAGTCGATGGAGGCAAGTTTATATCTCCAGAATCAGTGCCTTCCCCTGAAGAAAACATTCCGGGACAAGTGCTAGACAGTGTATCTATTAAAGTGTTCCAGTTAACTTCTACAGGAGCCGCACCGTTACAGATGCACGTGATTAAATCCGATGGATCAACCACAAGATATTCGATCGGTCTAGAAATAATAGATTCACAATCTGTAGCAGTCTATGTAGATAAGATTAGATATGATTATACTGATGACAGCACTGCTGACTATACGATTGATTTTGCCACCAACGAAATAGTTTTTGATACAGCCCCTCAGGTTGATAAAGTAATAGAAATAGTTGCCATAGGTTATGGTGGCGCAGCATTGCTTGACTACAGTGAGTTTATCGGCGACGGAACTACAACTTTATTTTTAACCAAGGCTAAGTTTACCGATACATCATCAGTGTTAGTAACAGTAGACGGTGTTGAAGTTGATGTAGGTTTTATCAATAGTACCGAAATCAGAGAAACTACCGGAGCAGATCTTGTAACCAATAGAACTATGGTACAGTTCTCGGTAGTACCTACTCAAGGACAAATAGTAAAAATTATATCTCTTGCCGCAGCGTTAGATACAGATAGCAGTCAACAATCTGCAATAAGAGTTAATAGACAGTCTTTTGTTGTTAGCTCTTCTAATAGATTTGAACTAGATAGATTTGTATCTCTATCAAGAGGGTCGATTCAATCGTCTATCATAGTCGAGTTAGACGGAATAAAACTAAAAGGACCTGATACTTATTACACAGTCTACAATGGTACTAACAACATTATACCAGTTGGTGTAGATCCAGAAACTATTGTAACTTCTGTAGATATTAAAGTATATATTAATAATGTTTTACAACCTTTCGTTACCGCCTATGTCTATGACGGTACTACAGAACAAGTCATTGTTAACGCTGATGTGTTAGAAATAAATGATGTTATCAAGATAGAAATTATTAACAACACAGAATATACGATTGAATCAAACGACATTCTAGTTATAGATCCAGCAGTGGTTCTTGTAAACGGAACAAGATTAGATGTTACTTGGTTCTCAGAATATCCTACGTTTGATCTAGTCTCAGACATCTATACAGGTGGACAGTCATCGTATCAACTTAAGAGAACGCCTTTAAGTTCTTCATATGTTAGAGTATACTTGAACGGTCAACGACTAATCAATGAAACAGAGTATACAGTTGAGGTTCCGAGAAATGTTGTATATATAAAAGTTCCTTCTGTATCTGGTGATAGGGTAGAAATAATAGAATTTGGAAATAACATTTATAAAGAACCTACAGCCTTTGAAATACACAAAGACATGCTGAATATCAGCTATTACAAGAGATATTCCATCGGAAGTATTTTCTTAACTAAAGATCTTACCTACTATGATCAAACCATAGAAGTGAATGACGCATCCTCGTTAGATGAGCCTATCCTGTCTAAAAACATTCCGGGAATCATAGAGATAAGCGGAGAAAAAATACAGTATATGTCTAAGCAAGGTAATGTACTAGGACAGCTAAGAAGAGGAGCACTAGGAACAGCTATAGGCACAGTATACTCTACAGGCACTACATTATCAAATCTAGGTTATACTGAAAATATACCTTATTCGGATTCGCAAGAAAGAACAGATTTTGTCAGCGACGGCAGTTCGTTGGTTGTAGGTCCATTGGATTTTGTACCAGCAAAATCTTCTAGAAACAACTGGACTAGAACAACGATACCATCGGACTTTGGTCCTTCGGACATTATCGAAGTATTTGTAGCAGGTAAAAGATTAAGAAAAGATCCTATAACTGTCTACGATGAAACGCTAGGTTCCGTAAGTCCACAGGCAGATAAGATTTTAGAAGCTGAGTTTTCAGTGGACGGTATTAATCCTAGCATACGATTAACCAACGTTGTTCCTGCAGGAACACGCATTTTAATAATAAGGAAAGTAGGAAAATTATGGTATGAAAGAGGCGAAACTACTGCAAGTTCCGGGGTAACATTGTTGAATAACAATACTCCGATAGCAAACTTCATAGATAAAAAGCGCACTGATTTGCCATAATAAATAAGATATGACGACGGAAGATCCAAAAATGCCCCAAAATTTACAAGATCAGCAACACACGGCCGAGAAGAAACCCAACGAAACAGGCGGGTTTCATTTTGAAGGTCACATTAAGATATTTGATCCACAAACTAAAGAAGTTTTTATTGATAAAAGAAACGCTATTCATTATGAGAATATGAGCGTGGCCATGGTTAACTCGCTATCAAACCAAGGGCAAGGAACCATATATGAAATGGTTTTTGGTACAGGAGGAACAGTAGTTGATCCAACTGGGCTTATTGCATATCTTACTCCTAACACTATCGGAGTAAACTCTAGTCTTTATAATCAGACTTATAGCAAAATTGTAGATCAAAATGCCAGTGCAAACAGCGATCCTGTTAGAAATAAAATGGAAATAAGACATCTAAGCGGTGCTACCTATAGTGATATCATTATAAGTTGTCTATTAGATTACGGAGAACCCGACGGTCAAGAAGCGTTTGATAACAGTCAGGATCTTAGCGGAGATTTTGTGTTTGATGAGCTAGGTTTAAAAAGTTACAGTACTGATGGCAATGGTAAACTGTTAACTCATGTAGTTTTTCACCCTGTACAAAAATCGTTAAACAGACTGTTACAGATCGATTATACGATTAGGGTTCAGAGTTTAACAAGTTTTAGTGAGGTATAATAATGCCGTATAATGTAAATTTTACCGACAGCGATACTAAATCTCCGATTACAGTATACGACAATACATCTAACACAGATACCACATTAGAGTTTCCTGGAAGAAACGTAACCGGTTACGGACAAATTATTGCAGAAAACTTTCTACATCTTTTAGAAAACTTTGCAAGTCCTAACGAGCCAGTTAACCCAGTTGAGGGACAGTTATGGTATAACAGTTCCACTGGAACATTGAACATTTTCGATAACACCAGTTGGAAATCAAGTTCCGGTATTCAGAAATCTCCAACAGCTCCATCAGTGGCTGCTGACAAAATTGGAGAAGTTTGGGTAAACACAGTTACTCAACAGTTATATGTATGGTCCGGAGCAGCCTGGGTTCTAGTAGGACCAGAATTTAGTACAGAAGAAGGACTAAGAACCGGACCAGTTATCGAGTCAGTTGACGATTCAGATAACAACGTAAGAAAAATTGTAAAGGTGCTAGTCAACGAAGTTCCGGTAGCTATCATCAGTAAGGATAGTTTTACTCCAAAAGTAAGTATTCCAGGTTTTAACACTATCCGAGCAGGTCTCAATATCAGTGACCCCACTGATGAAGTTCAGCTTGCAGATTTTGAAGGCGGTCTAAGACCTAAGGTCATCGGTACTGCTTCAAGTGCTGATGCACTAACAATCAATGACATTAAAGTAGAAGCTGGTAAATTTTTAAGAACCGATATTGTTAACACTACAGAATTTGGTCTTAACATACGAAATAATGCAGGTTTAACTTTAGGTGTTGACGGCAACTTCAGAATAAGCACTTCAGTTGCATCTGCTAGAATCTATAATGGTAATGCAGGTTCTAGTATTGATCTACAAACAAATAGAGAAGGTACTGCAACTACTGTATTAAGAGTCGTTGAAAATAAAGTCGGTATCAACGTATTAAGTCCAACGCAAGAACTTGACGTTGACGGTAATATTCAGACCACAGGTACTGTGATTATTAACAACACTGACACAAGTACAAATCTAAACAATGGTAGCTTTAGAACCGCAGGTGGTGCTGCTATTGCTAAAAATCTTTTAGTAGGCGGCAACTTTACAGTTGCTGGCACATCATTAATAGAAGATATCGTTCCGAGCGAAACCGAAACTAAAGATATCGGTCAACCTGCAACAACAGGAAAGAGATTTAGAACTGTATATGCTAAGACTATACAAGCTGATTTCCTAAGGGGTGTTCTAGACGGTGACGTTGGCGGTAATGCAAATACAGCTACTAGTTTAAGAAACGTTACTAGTTTTAGATTATCTGGAGACGTATCTTCTAACACTATTACATTTAACGGTGCTGGAGAATTTAGCAAGACATTTAATACTTCCCTAACCAGTAATATTATTGAATCTAAGGACGAGCCATTTCCAAATAAGTCTATCGAAAGTGATTTTATATTAGTATTTAGACCCGGTACCGGACTATTAAAACAATCTCGAGACGTGTTTGTGGGTGACCTAGGTATACCAATCGGAACAATATTACCTTTTGCTGGATCCAACGTTCCGGAAGGTTACTTGTTCTGCGACGGATCCGAAGTTGAAAGAGCCAAATATGGAAATCTCTACGACGTTATCGGAACCTCATATGGTATAGCTACTCTAGGAGTTAACACTTTTAAACTTCCGGACCTAAGAGGAAGATTCCCTCTAGGCAGAGATAATATGGATAACGGACTAACAGTACCAAACATTTTAGGTGGATTCGTTGACGGTGGTGGCGGAAATGCTGATAGAGTTTCTGGTACATCTGCAGATACACTAGGTGGATCAGCAGGATCATCGACAAACATTTTAGAAAAAAGAAATATTCCAGATCACGATCACAGTTTAAAACCAGCATCTAGTGATCAACAGTTTTCAGTAATAAAAGTATCATCCTCAGTGGTTCCCGGTGCATCTCCGGGACCTGGCCTCGGACCAACCGCTCCAGGACAGGCACAATATTTAAATACCACCGGTTCGGTAAATTCAACAGCTCTTGGTCAACCTTTCTCTGTAATGAATCCCTATCTTACTATCAACTATATTATAAGAAGCGGCCCACCTGCATTCTAAGGATTGAATAATGGCATATACGATTAACAAAACAGACGGATCAATATTAGCAACAGTGGCGGATGGTCAAGTAGATCAGCTGTCTACTGATATAACATTGATAGGAAAAAACTATTCGGGATTCGGCGAATCTTTAAATGAAAACTTTGTAAAACTTTTAGAAAATTTTGCAGACACATCAGAACCACAACGCCCTATCAAGGGTCAAATATGGTTTGATTCATCAGAACTTAAACTAAAAGTCTATACAGGAACAAGTTTTCAACCAGTGAGTTCCGCAACTATTTCTAGCTCACAACCAGACAATCTAGGAGTTGGTGATCTTTGGTTCAATGATGTTGACAGACAACTGTTTTTCTATGACGGAACTAATACCATTCTACTTGGACCTTCTTATTCTGCCAGTCAAGGAGTCAGCGGTCTAAGAGTAGTCACAATACTAGACTCTTTGAATCAAAATCGAGTAATCACACAACTTTATAACAATGGAGTATTGTTAGGTATCTTTTCTAAAGATACTTTTGATCCAAAGCTACCCATCGATGGTTTCACAGGAACTATATTTGCAGGATTCAGTGTAGGAAGTTTATCTGGATTAAAGTTTAATGTAACGGCAACCAATGCCGATGCCTTAGGAAATCAGCCTGCTTCAAGATACTTAAGAACTGACACTGATAATATTATCGACGGACAGTTAACTGTGCTTTCTAATAGAGGTATTTTGATCGGACAATCTCAAGAAGCGCAGATCATTGTTAACAACGGTGATGTACAGATACAAAATGACTTCGAAGACAAAGACATAACAATCAAAGTCAAAAGAGGTGCCGCAGTTGACACAGTTGTAGGAATAGATACTACGGCTCAGCTGTTATCATTGTACGGATCCAATCCAGACAGCGAAACTTATGTAGGCGGAGATTTAATAGTAGAAGGGGATTTTACAGTAAGAGGAAATACTACTACTATTAATACATCAGTTCTTACAGTAGAAGATAAAAACTTAGAACTTGCTAAAATAGCAACTCCAACAGACGTCTATGCCGACGGTGGCGGTATGATTGTAAAAGGAGCATCTGATAAAAACTTCATATGGAGAGACACAGTAACTGGTCCTAGTTTCACAGCTACAGATGTATGGTATAGTACTGAAAATATTTTGCTTGAAACAGCCAAGGGACTTTATATCAAAGATGGTCTAGG